GCTGCTATACGACAAATGGGATAAATCCCCCAAAGGGGGATTCCCATGTCGTATAGCAGCTACGCGCCTCCGGCGCGTCTATCTACCACTCCAATTTACCGTCAAAAACACAAAACACCCTCATCTCACAATTATCGCCACCCCATCCCCTTTCCCTCCAACCAGGTGTTATCCACCCCAATCGGCACTATAACACCTTTTTCCAAATAATCATGTGATATGGGTGATTTTCACGAAAAATATCACTTGATTATTCACGCTATAATACCTTTTGATGGGATATATACACATATCCCATCAATCCGAACGCACCATATTATAAAAATATTAATTAAATATATAAAATAAAAAAATTTTCATAACTATTAGTATATACTATGAATACCCAGAAGAAAAATTCGTATAACCGAGCTAAGGTTCTAATCCAATCCCTTAAACTTAAGCCGGAGAATTACGCCAAATGGATTGGTTCCACCGCAGAGTATTGGAATAACGTTGTTAAACGATTAGAACGACGCAATAACAAACGTAATGAATTATTCAACGAACTAAAACAACTTTCCAAGTATACACCCATTAAGATTACCAAAACATTAAACCCAAGTGATAAACCACTTTCATTTTGGAGTAATAAGCTTAACCAATATGTTAATAAAATTAATCTAATCCAACTAAGCGAACAGATGGGGCCACAAGAAGCTTTGAACTTTACAGTGTCTTATCGTGATTATTTAGATAATGAGAGAATTAAGAATCAAGTCAGTTCTTTATTTAGTGATTTAGTAAATAAAAAGGATAAATATGTTATCAAAGCCACATTTAAAGATTCCAGTAAATCAACTTTATATACAACCATCACACAGAATAATGTGAGTTCTATCATATCTAACTTTGATAAATACCTATCAGATTCAGGTTCATGGGCCAGAGATTCATATGGTGTTGTAGAATACGACCCTATAGATTCATTTGACGGCCTATATATTGACACATTAACAACCACACATGCTATTAACAATCGTGATGGAGCCTTCTTTCCTTATATTAACACAACAAATATTGATTTATCTAAATATCAGATTTACAATCAAGAACAAGCCCTAGATGATGAAATTGTCAATAACCGAGAACATTGTTTATTACACGCGCTTAAAATCTATAATATTGATGAAGCCACAATTAACGCTATTAAAACAGCTTATAAAGAAAATCATTCCATTAGTAAAAAAGATTTAAGAACAATAGCCACTATTATCGGCCACGACATCCACATTCATTCTTATCGTTCCACAGGTGAGCGTTTAAATAATATATTAATAAAATATGAAGCCAAGAATAAGAAATCCAATATTATCATTCAACTAGCCCTTTATTTAAACCATTATTTTGTATATGAAGAGAAAACAGCTTATTCAGGTTTTTCTATCAAGAATTATGAAGAAGTCAAAGATAAACCAGATTATCACAATATTATTGAACGTAATGGTAAATATTACAAGAAAAGTGAGACTAAACATAAGATAAGTTCACTATTAATGATTCACACATTACATGAACAAGGTTTATTCAAAGAGTTTGACATGTCTAAATTCCACGAATCGTCCAACATTTACAAGCCCAATGATAAAATCTATTTAGATAACATTGATAATGAATCCCAACCATTTGATGTTAATAAGAAAACCAAACAGAAGAAAAATATATTTTACGCCGATTGTGAATCTTTCGTTAATGGAGATTATCACGAACTATATCTATTAGGCGTAGTGTCCAGTAAAGATGATGAAGTTCTAATTCTAAACGCTTTATCCAACAATGAATATGACCCCAAGTTTATTATCAACAAGTTCTTAAATAAGATTACCAATAATGGTAAAGAAGACGCTATTTGTTATTTTCATAATCTTAAATACGATTATCACGTCCTAGAACCATTTATTAATATCATTGACAGATGTGAAAAAGATGGTATGTATTACAGTATCACACTTAAATTTAAATCCAAACAAGTTGAACTAAGAGATTCATACAAACTAATCGCCAAAAGCTTATCCAAGTTCCAAGAGACTTTTAACTTACCAAAAGAATTCAATAAGAAAGAAGCTATCGCTTACAAATATTATACCAAAGATAACAATAATATCAGAATCAAAACATCTAAATATATGAAATACTTACCAACATATGAACATGAAATATTCATTAACGAAGTCCAAAATTGTGAATCTTATGATAAGAAGACCAATACATTTAATCCAACATATTATTACAGTAAATATCTTAAATTTGATTGTCTAGTTCTTAAGAAAGGATTAGAAGCTTTTAATGAGAATATCAAGACTATTACAAGAGAAATTAACCCAGATAATGAATTATCTATTTTTGATTTTCTTACTATTAGTTCTTTATCAGATTACTTTATGTGTATTAACAAAGCTTATGAAGGAGTATATGAGAATAATGCCAACATTCGTGATTACATATCCAGAGCCACATACGGCGGTCGCGTCCACGTCAATGAGAAATATATCAAGAAAACTTTAACAGGTAAATTAGTCGCTTTAGACGGCGTGTCTTTATATCCAAGCGCTATTCAACGTCTTTGTCGTGAAATTGGAATCCCAACAGGGGCCCCAAAGAGAATGACCAATACTAATAATTGGAATAAATACATCTATTCTATCATGACGGTTAAGATTACCAAGATTAATAAACATCAACAAATGCCTATGATGACACATAAGAGTGAAGGAATTACTAAGTATTCTAACGAAGTTCCCAAAGAACCAGTTATCATTGATTCTATCACACTAGAAGATTACATTAATTTTCACCAAATTGAATATGAAATCCTAGATGGTATTTATTGGAACGATTCTACTAATAAGAATATGGGTCATTTGATTAACCAACTTTATCAAGCCCGTCTTAAATACAAGAAGGTTGACAACGATGCTATGAGTGAAACAATTAAGCTTATGATGAATAGCGCTTATGGTAAAACAAACATGAAGAAAACCAATGTTAAGAAACTTTACAAATCCAATTCAAAGAAAGTATTTGAGAATGGTAAATGGATAACCAAAATAACAAATGAAGCCCTTAACTTTAACTATAACAACTTTAACACAATCAAACATTACACACCATTGGATAGAAATGAAAACGGAGAAGAAGACATCCTAGGTAAATATGAGATTACACAATTATGCGCCGATTATTCTTACAACAGAGGCCATGTTGCTTGTATGATTCTTAGTATGAGTAAGAGAATCATGAATGAAATATTTAACGTAGCTAATGATTTGAATATCCCAATTTATTACACCGATACAGACAGTATGCATCTAGACCAAGAGAATGTCCCCGTCATTGTGAAAGAGTATAACAAGAGATACAATAAACAATTAGAAGGAGATGAACTAGAACAATTCCATCCAGATTTATCTATTAAGAAGAACAAAGTTAAATACGTAGCTTACGCCATTAAATCTATTTTCTTAGGTAAGAAATCATACATTGATGTATTAGAAGCTATTGATAATCAGGGTAATAAAGTTCACCACGAACATGTAAGAATGAAGGGAATCACCGAAGCAGGATTATTACACATGAAGAAGAAATATGGTTCATTATTGAATTTATACGAAGACCTATCAACAGGTAAAACAGTTAAAATAACACTTAACCCATACGACCAAGAAACTAATAGTGAGAAAGTAATGTTTGAATATAAGAATAGACACGTTGGAACAAGACAACAAGAATTCACTAGGGAAGTAAGGTTTTAAATTCTAATTATTATAAAAATATATAAATTAATTATATAGAAGAAAATGTTTTCAAAGAGTAAAATCAAGAAGAATGTTGTAAGCCGCGAAGTAGTAAAGGCTAAAGCACCAAGAAGTGAAAAGCTTATTGAAGCCCAGAAGAGATATTATCAGAAGAACAGAGATTATATCAACGAACAGAACAAAGCTTATTATCACCAACAGCGCAAATCCAAAGTAAAGCAATTGGAATATGAAAATGAACAGCTTAAAGCACAAATAAAAGAATTACAAGAGAAGCTAGATATTGAAATCAAACTAAACAAAGAATTCTTATCAATTGAAAGGAACATGAGGCCAATTAATATTGAAGATTAATTAATAATGATTGTTAGAGTTATTTATAATGTAATATATTATATTACATTATAAATAATGACCAGAATAGTAGGAACTAAGAAGATAGCACCGGCTAAGAATCTAGAAGAAGCGCCAGTTGTTCAGGTTAAAGACTTATATCAAGTCCGTGAAGCTAGTCGTGAAGCCAAAGGAGCAGGTCTTAAGACAGATAGATTTACTTACAAAGCCAAACAAATCATTGAATCTAAAGGTGATAAACCTATTGTAAGCGCAACTATTATCAGAACGCCTATTACAACTATGTGGAATAAACTATTCAATGTTCTAACAAAAGGAGAATTCCAGAAGCGTCTAGATAAAACCCCTTATGATAATCTATTCCATTTACGTCTTGATGTTAAACTTAACGATTCATCAGTAGTAGGTCTAGAAAAGAATGAAGTTATTACTATTACAACTAACCCTAAAACAGATAGGTCAGCAGAGTTTAAAAATAACATTCAAGTTCCAGCCGGTTTGACTATTAAAGAATTACTTAAGAATACACAGAAGTTTATGGGTTCTAAGTTCTTTTTATACAGCGCAGCTAATAACAATTGTCAAGACTTTATTAAAGCAGTTTTACTAGCTAATGGTATTGGTGATAGAGAAGATGTTGAATTCGTTAAACAAGATACCAAAACATTGTTCAAGAATCAGTCATTCTTACGTAAGTTTTCTAATACAGCAACAGACGCAGGAGCATTCTTTAGGATGATGTCAGATAGTCTAGACTTTAAAGGAAGGAAGAAGGTTAAAGAGATGAAGAAGAAAAAATCTAAAGATAAGGCAGAATACACAGAATTAGTTGACGAACCAGAAGAAGATGATGAAGAGCCTTTAATTGAACCAGAACAAGATTATCCAGAACAAGAATATAAAGAGGAAATACTAGGAGGGATGTTGAGTGATATGAACCTAGAAGCTAAGATTAGAGGAATTCTAATTGGTATTATTCAAGATGGTGGTAAGGAGAAATGGGATGGTGATTTGAAAGCAACAGTAAAGCGTAAATATCCAGCTAAAGCTAGAGTAAAGAAGGGAACTAAAGAAGCCCATGAACTAATGACAGATGTTAGAAAGAGCAAGAAAGTAATAATTGATATCCCAGAATCACCTAAAGCTAAATCTAAGCCTAAAATCAAAGTAAGTGATAAGAAAAAGTTATTGACTTCTAGACCAGCTAAGGGTAGTCAAGAAGCTAAAGCTAAAATGGCTTTACTAAGGACAATGAGAAAAACAAATCGTTGATTTGTTGTTCATATTAATTAATTAATGAGAAAGTCTAAAATCTAAAGCTTAAAAGTAATTAAGAAAACCGTTTCTAAACATACATTCAGGCGGTGCATTCACATTAATAATAAATGTTCCAAATTTCTTATTAGTGGATATTTCATACATTTCAATCAACGTCTTCATATCAACGCCTAAAGTGAATTCACTTAGAATCAGTTTAATATCACGCTTACCGCTTAATTTCAATATGACTATGTAATTACAATTAATACGGATGTTCTTAGGGATTGTGTAATAAGATTGTGATAAGAAAATAACACTAACATTTAATTTACGCGCCCTAATATAATATTCAGTAATTGGTCTAAGATTCTTTTCTAACACTAAATCATCAAATACGACCAAATGATTTTCATTCTTATTGAATTCATCTAGATTGGGTATAGTTTCCATTCCTTCAGTAATTTTAATATCCGGCGACATTCGTTCCAGATAATTATACAAAGGTTCATCTTTATTACGTGTAATGATATGGATATCACTAAATGTTCCTTCTTCATCTTCCAGTTCATAACCCATACGTTTCATTTCTTGTTCTAGCTTAGTCAATTTCTTCTTCTTTCTAACTTTAGAGAATAGAGCTATTAGATTAACAACAAAGTTTGTCTTACCAGAACCACTAGGCGCTACAACAATCATTCTAAATGGTATGTCAATATTGTGTAAGTCATAGTTGGGATTATGAACTTTATTACACAAGTCTTTTGGTATTAAGTCATAAAAGTTAATCATGATTTATATTAATAATTTAGATATTAATTATCCCTATTAGTAATATAAACATGGCTTCATACCCACCACCAACAGAGTTTTTACCCATATATTCGTCTAGTTCTTTCTTTCAAGACACACAAGCTTTAACATATCAAGACGCCGTCAAATACTTTCTTAGATATCCCCAAGCACAGGGAACCCAAACATTGTTAAACACTAACATTGTTGGAGACGCAGTATTATCAGGAAATGTATTCTTTGATGACCTTAAAAATACACAATTCTTAGGAACAGACAGTGATGGTAAACTAATAGCACAAACCAGCGGTATTCTATGGGAAGAAATAGGAAATGATATTCACAATCTTAATCTAGGTGATGTAATTATTGACAGCAACGCTATTATCGCTAATAATCTAGAAGTAGGTAATGACGCAATAGTCAACGGAAATCTAGATGTTGTAGGTAATTTATATGTGTCCGGAACAGAAACTATCATTAACACAGAAACTATTAATCTAGAAGACAATTTGATTAGAATTAATTATGGTCAAACAGGAATCCCGCCACCTAGTTTAAAGAGTGGAATAGAAGTAGAACGTGGAGACTTAGAGAACTATCTATTTGTATTTGATGAATCAACAGACTTATTCAAAGTAGGTGAAGGAGTAGCAGGTTTACAAGCAGTAGCAACCCGCGATGACACGATGACAGCTAACATGATACCATATTGGAATGGAACAGATAATAAGTTTACAAGTTCAACTATTGATAATACAACATTGGGTTATTTGAGTGGAGCAACAAGTAATATCCAATCCCAAATAAATAATCTAACATCAATTAAAGTAGGTAAGACAGGCACGAGCACAATCACAGGTTCTTTAATATTATCAGGTTCAGGAACTTTGACTAATAATAACTTTACAGCCGACCAAATGTTGAGTTGTGATTCTAGTAAACAAGTAGTAAGTAGTGGAGTCCCAACTAGTTATATGACCGGTTTAACAGGTAATATTCAAGACCAATTGGATTCTAAAGCACCTATACCAACATTAGACCCAGATATTGTTGTAATAACAGACGCTAGTGGTGATTTATCTAGTTCAAGCGTGTCAGCAACAACATTGGGTTATTTAGACGCGACCAGTTCAGTTCAAACACAGATAGACAGTAAATATGATAAAACAGGAGGAACTATATCAGGTAATGTAAATATTATTACAGATAGCACACCAGTTCTATTTATGAGAGATTCAGACTTTTGGAGAGCACGTATTCAACTAGGTCAATCAGGAGTTTATTTACAACGTAATGGAACAGATATTGAATTTAACCATCATACAGACGCATCATGTTTATACAAATGGAAATTCGCAGAATCGGAGAAAATGAGTTTAGACGCAACAGGAGATTTAACAGTAGCGGGAACTATAGTAGGAAACGCTTTATCAGTAGATACTTTGAATATTACTAGTGGAACACCGGACAAAGCCGTTATAACAGACGGAAGTGGGAATTTAATTACTTCTTCAACATCGGCGACACAAATTGGATATTTAGATAGCTTAACATCAAATGTTCAAGACCAAATAGATGGTAAAGTAAGTAAAAGTGGTGATACTATGACAGGTGATTTAATTATTGAAAACGCAACCCCGGAACTAACTTTGAGAACAGCGGGTCTAGCAGGTGGTAAAATATCATTTGGAATAGGAAGTTCAACAGCTATTGAAAAGGTTGGATTAGATTTAGAAGTTAAGACATCAAGTAATGTGGGTAATATTAAACTTTTAACAAGACCAGATGGTGAAGTAAATTTTATTGAAAGAATGAGAGTGAAATATGATGGAAATGTAGGAATTGGTGAAGATGACCCGCAAGCACTATTACATGTTGGTTCGGGCGGATATCTTAGAATAGATAATTTAACAAATGGAGGACGCGTGTTGGGAACAACAACTAACAAAGATGTGATAAGTTCAAGTGTGTCAATGACAACATTGGGTTATTTAGACGCAACCAGTTCAGTTCAAACCCAATTAGATAATCTTGACGCTAACAAACAAGACAAAGTAGCAGGTGTAGATGATACAGAAATCGGCTATTTGAATGGTGTGTCAAGTAATATCCAAGGACAAATTAATGGTCTATTATTATCTGAATCATATAAACCAGATGTGTATACAGGGGCAGCCGCTATAGCAAATCCTAAGATTGTTTACGGTCAAGTAAGGAGTAGAGGTTCAACAGCAACTTACACAGTAAATTTTCCATCAGGTTTTGAATACACAAGTGGTGATTCATATTCAGTGTCAGTTTCTATATATAGTTCATCAACAGCAGAGAGACGTGTAGCACATGTATTAAACAAAACAACAACTAGCTTTCAGGTTAATACGATAGGAGCGGGTGTAAGTAATGATGATTTTGATTGGATGACAGTTGGGTATTAAATAATAAATCCATCGGATTAATTATTAATTAAACAATAGTTAATAGATATGATAATGATATCTATTAATAGAATAAATGATATAAATATCATTTTATAACCAGTTGGATAGTCATATTAGGGTCCCGGATATCAATAGGATTAAAGTCAATACCCGTTAGAGATATTCTAAATTCACTATACGAACCATCAATTAAATCAGCCCAAAGCAATTCAGGAGGGCTTTCACTAATTTGTTCACCAAATCCAACATCAGGAGTGATAGTGTAAATAATACCAGCATTGTTTTGAACCAGGTTATTACTAATATTGGTCATTTGAATGAATAGACTAGAATTGGGTTGAACATCAGGAGCAACGGTAGACAGATAAGAAATAGTTCCAGCACCATCTTTTGAAATAATAGTAGAACCAGCAGGAGGAGTATAAGAATCATTCACATTAGCATCACTAACAAAAGAACTAGAAAATCCAATAATATCACAGAAATCAGCAGGAGTTGTAATAACACTATTTTGTGGGTCAACAGGCCATCCAGGGAAGTTAGAAGGAACAGTAGCACCAGAAGGGAGAGCATTAGGAACTAGATATGTATTAAGTTGAACGGCATAACGGGTAGCATTAACAATAAATTCAAATGGATAAACGTATTGACTAGAATTGAGAATCCAATAAGTCCCATTATTAATCATTTCATATTGAAGATATTCATTGATTTGAGAGACTTGATATAAACCATCAGGAATTGTGATGTCATAAGTATCGGTTTGGTCAGTCCCAGCATTGTCCCATGTCCATGTGTATGACAAAGTATTATTACCCAAAGCCGCCGAAATGTTGAACCATGAATAATATAGTGATATACGCGCTATAGCTATGGAATTACCCTTGAATTGAACCGTTGACGGAAATGTGTATACTAGTTGGTTATTACCGTTATTTTCATTAACTAAGTTAGCTCTAGTAAAAGTTAAAGTTCGCATTATTTATAATATATCACATTATAAATAATTCTAATACTAATAACCTAAATCGTTATGTTGACGATTTAGATTGATAAGTGATTTTCACTTAATAACCTAGTTATTAGAATAACAAATAGTTTATTAAAAGTATTCTCAGAATACTTTTAATAACCTAATTATTCTTGAATAATTGGATTGATAAACATTAACAATGTTTAATAACCTAGTCTAGTTAAATTATTAACAATAGCGTTAGACTCTTGTCTAGTAATCATACCACTATCAGCCATCTTAACTAACATACCCTTGAATTTTTTAACTAGTTGTTCATTATCATTACCAGCCATGATTTGACCTTTCAGAATCATGAACTCATTGTATTCACGCTCTTCTCTTGATTTATCTGGTGTTGGAACATTAAATCTATCTAGGATGTTAGCTTTCTTAGCAACTTTATGTAAATACTCTTGTTCGTCTTTAGTAAGCCTATTCAACATATCGTAAGATGGATTCTCATTCTTAATCATTTTATCAATTACTTTTGTAAAGTTATCACTTACTCTAACAGATGAAAAGCCCGACGCTCCGGCTCCAGATTTAGTCTTAAGTGAAAATACGTTGTCATTGATTAGTTTATGATGATTAATAAAGTATTTACCTAGACTTACATATCTAGGTGTTGGTTTCACTCCTAGTGTTTGGTCAATGTCTTCGTCTCTAATCTTTTCGTATCTAATTCTTTCATTATCCATTCCCCTACCCCTAATACTAACTTTGTATCGTCCCGGGATTTGTGCTGTTTTACGAATGGGTTCTCGTTTCCTCATACCGCTACCTTCAACTGGTGTAATAGCTGGTTGAATATCTGACATTCTCCACGCGTCTCTCATTTGTTCCATAATATCTTTAATATGATTATTAGATAACCATGTGTTTAATGCTTTTCTATCCCTAAAACTATTAGGTGAAAATAGTGAATAAATACTTGATGAAAATAATACTGGGTCTCTTCCTTCTTTTCGTGCTTTTTCGGTTTCACGTTTATTTCTATTTTCTTCATCTTTAAGTCTATTAACCGCGTATCCAACAAAACTAATCAAATCATGAAAATTGTCTGATGTTGTAAAATTTGATTCAAATCTAGCTAATAAATCCCAAAATGCCTGCGACGCTGTTCTCAATAAATCATTACCAATAGATAATAGATTATATCTTTCTATCACTTCTTTAGTTAGTGCCAAATAATTTAAAACGTTCAATACCTCGGTTGTTTCTTTTAAATCACTCCATTTCATTGGTTTCCATCCTTCAACCATTTGAATACTCCCCTTAATTTTAGTAATATCTAAAGCTGCGTTATATTTTTCAACTTCGGATTTAAGCTCATCCATTTTTCTACCCATTTCAACAAAGTCTCCTCTATTAATCGTTTCTAGAATACTATTAAATCTAGCGTCAAATCCTTTAACAAATTCTTCAATATTTGGTAATGCTCTAAGTTTTTCAACAATTTCATTCAATTCTGGTGTGCTTATAGTTGACACATCTTGTCCAATCTTACTTAGTTGTTCTTCAAATCTACCCATACTCTCATTGTATTCCATCATTGTTTGTTTTAATTCATTCATTTGTTCTGTAATTAAACCTTCCATTTGTTCTTTAATAACTTCAATTTGACGTATAGCGCGTGCGTCATTACGTTCTTCTGCTGCTATCATTTGGTCATGTAAATCTTCTAGAATTCCTATTTTAGAATCTTCAACGGCGGCGATTACGTTATTAATATTTCTTATCATGTTATCAATATCTGCTTGTTGGGGTAATCTAGTAATCAATCCCTCAATACGGTCTAACAAGCCTTTATTAGAACCAAAGTCAACACCATGTGCCGCGTCATAAGTCTCACGATATTCTCTAAGATAAGTCAAAAATTCTGGTGCTAGAATACCATACTGATATCTAGGCTTAACCGTTTTAATAATCTCTGGTAAGTGTTGGGCTAGGAATACTAGTTCTCCATCATCACGAATACCATTTATGATTTCTTGTGCTTCATTACCATCTGTTAGGCTCATCAATCCTTTTCTAATATCTTGTTTAAGTTTAAGACTGTCTTGTAATTTCTCACGAATTGTTCTATTATCTTCAATAGGGGCTGGTGTATAACCTGTTCTAGCTCCTATATCTGTTGCGTTAAGTATTTTATTAGTATTATCAATCTGTAAATCTAGATTGTTCATGAACTGACGATAATACATATCATAGTCGCCCGGTTTCTTAAGTGGAATCATAATTGCTATAATTAAAATAGATAAAATATTCAAATAAATGGTAATAATTATTTGAATTATAAACGTTGATTTTAAATCATTGTAATAATATTGGATTAAACTTGGATATAATCTGGCTTAGAATCAAACTCTGGCTGCGATTCAATATGTTCTTCTGGAATACCTGCTAGTCTATTAATAGGTAAGTCTTTAGGGTCTTGTCTGAAAACATCTTCAACAATATCTTGGGTGATATCAACGATTTCATCAAAAGGTAATTTCATATACTCATTGATTGATTCTAGATAACGTCTCTGTTGGAATTTAGACAATGTTCTGAAAGGTGTTAGTGGGTCTTTACCAATATCAACCATTGCTAGAAGCTTAATCCTGAAAACCTTTTCTTTTGTCTGGTAATATTCATTCTCGCCTACTTCTAGCTTTTCACCATCCCGTTCAATATAATATTTAGTCATTGTTTATAATATATCAATAGATATTATAATAAGATGGGTAAATATTATGGTTTTCACAAGAATGGTAGGACGATTAAGAAAAGGACAACCCTAGGTGGTGCTATTTTACTTAATGACCCTGACCATGTAGTATTTGGTGAAGTTGATTATAGTCGTGGCCCTAGCGCTAGTCAACTTAGTTCTTATATTGATAACACAATGATGGATGCTAGTATGAATCATGTTAGTGGTCAACTGACTATGTCTGGTCGTGGAAATGGATTGGATGAAGTTATTAAGAAGTTGGGTAAGATGAGGATTAAGAAGTCTAAGAATATAACTTTTGATTTTTAGTATAATAAATCACGCTTTAAAATTATTTTATACTATTTGATTATAAATAGTATAAACACGATGAGTGGAGACGATTTGGTTCTAAGACTGTCTGATGAAACAACTGCTGACCCGACAATTTTTGTCAAGAAAGATTGGGTGTGGCTAAATGATACTTCCCAAGGTAATTACAATGGTAATCAATCCGTTATTGATACATCCCAACTGGCTAATAGTAATAAGTTCTTAAACTATAAAGAGGCTTATCTGACTATCCCGATGCTTTTGACTATGGCTACAACCGCTGCTGACGCTGGTGTTATGCCTGCTAATTTAGATTATGCTATTGGTTTGAAAAACTGGTTTGGTCAAATTATTCATAGTATTATGGTTAGTTATAATTCTACTACTATTGTTCAAGCTCAACCGTGGATTAACTTCTGGAATCACTTCAAACTAATGACAACACTGTCATGGAATGATGTTGCTGTGATGGGTCCAACTATTGGATTTTATCCTGATGATTCTTTGACTTTTGAATATTATTCTACGGCTGCTGCGGCTGGTCATGGTGTGTGTAATAATAGTAATTCACCTGATACCGCTAGTGATATTATTACTAGTGATATTGCTTCTATTAATAATTTTAAAAGTGGTGGTGGTAATAAAGGTTTTCTAACAAGACAAACTTATATCAATTATAGACCAACTGGCGTGCCTGGTGCTGGAACTTATGCCGCTTTACAAACTGAAAATGCTACAAGGGAATTGTGGCGTTCTTATGCTTTTAATTCTATTTCATCAACTGGTCAACCTGGTGTTCATCAAATTGCGATTACTGGTGTTGTTTATCTTAAACATCTTCATTCGTTCTTTGAAATGGTCCCTCTATTGAAAGGTGCTCTGCTTCAAATCACGCTTCAATTGAATAATACTTCTGTTGATATTAATGCTCATTCTGATGCTACGCCTGACCCTGATGCTACTTCTATTACCGGGGTGTCAAACGGTTTTGGTGGAACATGTCCATTTATGCTTGCTTCTAGGGCTACCGATAATGGAGCGGAAGATATGAATGGTTCTAATGCTAACCATACAGTTAAAATGAATTTGTCTGTTGGTAATGTATGTCTTAATAATACTATGGTTTCTATTACTGGTGTTCAATCTGGCCCATTGGGTAATCAAATCATGCTCCATGTTCCGGCTTATACCTTTGAATCTACTTCTCTCAAAGCTTATCTTGAAAGACCTGTTAAAGATGTTGACTATACTGATGTGTTTATCAAACAAACTGAATCCGTTAATGCTGGACAAAGCTTTAATATTTTGATTAATAATGGTATTGCTGATATGAAATCTGTATTAGTTATTCCATTTATTAGACCCGATAGTGGTGGATTTAATTATGCTCAATTCCAAAGCCCATTTGATACAGCTCCTGCGACAACTGCTCCTCTATGTCAAATTGCTAATTTCAATGTGTTGATTTCGGGTCAACCTATCTTTGACCTACAACAACAATATACATTCCAAGAATTCTGTAATCAACTTTATGGTGCCCGTTCTGTTAATAGTGGTTTGACTGACGGATTAAGTTCTTCCCTTCTTAACTACATGGACTTCCAATATATGTATAGTTATTACTATGCTGATTTGAGTCGTATGCCTATTGAGGATAAACAAATCGCCCGTTCTATTGCTATTACTGGAACCAATAAGAGTGGTAAAACACTGGACCTTTTCGTTATTGTTGAATATGGTTGTCGTATTAGAATTAATATGTTTAACGGTTCGCGAGTGAGTATCTAACGTAATCACGGGCTTATGATTCTAATTTATTAGAATCATTCGCGAGTGAGTATCTAATTTAAATAAATTAATCTGTAATTAATAATTTATCTATATAATCAATATAAGATGTTGATTAAACTAGACTTATCGCCTGGACAACTAAAGAAGGTTAGGAGTGGTAAAAGGGTTAGAATTAAACCTGAAATCGTAGGTAGTGGATTTAGTGTGTGGGTTGACCCTAAGACCTATAACCTTATTACGAGAAGTGTTGGTAAGAGTAAAGGAGTGGATTTGTCTTTGAGTTCTAAAGAGTTGGAGATGAATATGGATAGTGTTGAGGAGCTTAAAGGAGAGGGTATATTTGGTAAGAAGTTTGATAGAGCCCTTAAGAAAGCTGGTGTTAAGAAGGCTATTTATAAAGCTGGTGATAAACTAAAACCAATTGCTAAAGAGATTACTAAAACGGCTGTGTCTAGTGTTATTACGCCTGTGTTGGGAGATGAAGCTGGTGATGTGATTGAAGAACAAGTTGATAAATTCTATGATAAGCCTAATAAATTCTATTCACAATTTAGTGGTAGTGGAACACCTAGATATCCTGTTATTGAGGAAAGACGTATGGGTGTGCTAGGAGGTAATCTATTAATGTCAAGTGCTGATGGCGGTATTCATCCTGCTTTGTTGCCCCAAAGTGATAGCGCTTTCTATGGATTTAGAAATACTACGAGTAAAGACCCATATTTATACGTTCATGGTAAACGAGCCCGTTATGGTGGTGTTGGTTTGTATGCGTAAACATTTGTTTTACGCCTAGGGTTATCATAAATGATAACCGTACGCTTAGAATCGTTAACGATTCTAAGCCTAGGGTTCAAACTAAAGTTTGAACCGTTTTGACTTACGTCAAAATGCTTCTAGAACCGTTTTGACTTACGTCAAAATGCTTCTAGAACCGTATGCCTAGTTTATTAAATAATTAATTATATTAATATCTAAACTATTAATATAACTGTGAAATGCTTACTAATTTTCAAATTGAGGATTTGTGTCAAAGAATGAAAATCCCTTTGGCGAGGGTTTGTTTTAAAGACGAACTGCCTAGGGTGTTAGAACTAAATAAAACATATATCATTAACTTACAAGATAGTGATACCGATGATGGACAACCTAACGTGGGTTCACATTGGACCGCTTTACAAATCAATAAAGAGAATGATAAGTTGTGCCCTATTTATTTTGATTCTTATGGCGCGCCGCCGCCTGAAATTGTTAAGAAAGTTGTTAAAAGGATGACCGGTATGAAACATGTGCCCCATACTAATAAAGACATTCAATCATTGATGAATAATGCGTGTGGATGGTATTGTTGTGCGTTTGCTTATTGGGTTAATACTGTTAGATTCAAGAGTGATAGTATTTACGATAGCGCTGATAGTTTTCTAAGTCTATTTGATGATTTGAATAAGAGTATAGACTGGAAGAAGAATGAGTATATACTTAAACACTTTTTTAGAAGTTCTGACCCTAAACTAAGAACAAAAATCAATGTAGATGAAATTGTTGAGGATGATACTGGTAGACCTGATATTGCTAGAATCCCTGTTGAAGTTAAGATGGTTGGAAAATAATGTGTAAACACATTACCAATCCCTAATAACTTAAGTTATTAGATGGTTGGTAAATAAATTATCAAATTATTATAATTTAATTTGATATGTATAATATAAATAAGATGGAGTGGGTAGTTAAATCACTGGTTAAGAAACCTGTGCCGCTGAAGAAGCTGGACAAGCTTAGCGCGTTCAAAAGGATGGTATGTGAGGAACTAGACAAGATTAGCGACAAGGATAAGGGTGAATTGGCCTTTGAGATTGTTTGCTTTGTTTGTTCTTTGGCTGAGCTTTATTGGATGGGTAGACATAAAGGAGAAGTTAAGAAGGAAGCTGTGTTGGATTGTCTATTGGAGGCTAGTGTGGAGAGTAGAGCGACTATTGATAGGATGATTGAGTTGGCTTTGAAGAGTGGTGAAGTTGTTAAGAAGACTAGTAGTGTTAAGATTGCTAGGTTTTTTAAAAAGCTTTTAAAAGGGACTATGCTAGTATAATGGCGTTAATCCTATATGATTATTGTAGGTCTAAGATTAATACTAAATTAGTTAGCTTACTTATTGGGATAACGTTGATTACGTTGTAAACGTTTTAGATAGGATGGATAAAAGGTTTGAATAAAGTGATTGCGCGCGTGTGAGCTAGTCTTAGGTATTGATAATAACAAATTAATAGCTTTAAACATTTATATAATTAGTTATTATATAAATGGTTAGTCATATTCAAAGTATTCTTTTAGACCGTGATATATTCACATTAAAACAAGCGGAAAATTGGATTAAAGAACATGGATTCAAATTAAAGAAACTAGACATTACCGTTCATTATTACAGGTTCAGACAATTAGAACCTAGTATGTTCAAATATCTTAGAATGAAAAGAATGGGACGTGGTGTTATGGCGGTTATTGGCTTTATTTAGAAATTAACTTCATAATCGTTAAATTTAACTTTCAATTCATTAATCACTTTTCTATGGTCAATGATATTGTGAACTAATTTTAGGGTAATATCAAAACGCTCGCTTTGTTCTTTTAGGCTTTGTTTATGATATTCATCGGTATAGAAATGCGTGCTATGGTCAATTATATATTCATTCAATTCGTTATAACGTGTAAAGAAATATCTTTTGATTTGGTTAAAGCGATTGAATTTATTATGTCTAACTTGGTCTCTTTCAATTTTACCAATATGTTGATAAAACCTTAAATCATCTTTTAAGAATCTTACTTCGTCATAGTTATGTTCTAATAGGTTGGTTCCATATTCAAACAAATCGCTTTCTAGCTCGTATAGTTCATGTTCTAGTTCAATCTTATGACGTTGGATTAATAGTAATTTAAGTTGCTTAACAAATTCTTTGACTTCTTCAAATGTGTTCATTAAATATAATATATGAAAAGGTATTATATTTAACTCTAACAACTATCTTCAATAATATCTTTAATTTTATCTTTCACTTTATCTTTAAATTCATCGTCCTTCTTTCTTTGGTCAATGATTGTGTGAACTTTTGTTAGAATTTTATTGAATTGTTCACTTTGTCTATCCAATTGTTGTTTATAATATTCATCACTATATTTATAGTCGCTATGATTGACAATATATTCATTTAATTCGTTATATAGTGAAAAGAAATCCCTTTTGATTTTATTTAAACGTTCAAATTCTTCCTTTTTAACGGATTTTATGATAGATTCGCTGTATAGATGTTTATACTCTGACCCTAAATCATAATTTTGTTCTAACATAATTGTGCCGTATTTAATCAAATCACTTTCTAGTTCGTATAGTTTGTTGTCTAGTTCCATTTTATAACGTTGGATTAAAAGTGATTTAAGTTGCTTGACAAATTCTTTGACTTCTTCAAATGTGTTCATTGTAAAATACTATATAATAATATTGGATAAATTTTGGCTATTTATGGAATACATGCGTTCGCCTAAAATAATTATTATAGGCTTACGGATGGATTCGTTATGAATCCGTGCGTTCGGATTGATAGAATACCGTAAATATTCTATCATAAAGTATACATAGCTAGAATAATCAAGTGATATTTTTCGTGAAAATCACCCATATCACATGATTATTTGGGAAAAGGTGTTATGGTGCCGATTGGGGTGGATAACACCTGGTTGGAGGGAAAGGGGATGGAGTGGCGATAATTGTGAGATGAGGGTGTTTTGTGTTTTTGACGGTAAATTGGAGTGGTAGATAGACGCGCCGGAGGCGCGTAGCTGCTATACGACATGGGAATCCCCCTTTGGGGGATTTATCCCATTTGTCGTATAGCAGC